TGATTATGACGAAGAAGCAAGAAGGGATTATGCTCGTATGGCCGCAGAGGGTCGCTTTGACCGCAACACATTTTGGGGCCGAAGCGGTCTTTTTGGTGGTGTTCGCGATGCCCTGCAAAGTCCCGCAACGGCGCGTCGTCGGGTTGCACTGGTAAGGGAGGTTGATGAGTTGCGCGCTCAGCAAGCAGAAGAAGCACAAGCAAGGGCGAGGGCACAAGCCGCCGCAGAAGGTACTCAATTTGGTGCAGAGAATCGCAAGTTTGCACAATCCTACCGTGATTTGCGCGAATCACTTGTAGCCGCTGGAGTACCCGAAGACCAAATAGATGAGCGTATGAACTTGTTCAACCAAACAGCCCGAAACCAACGACAAGGGTCAGTGAGAGTTGACCCACAGCCTACCTCCAATAACCCGACACAAGGTGGTAATGTTGGTAATGTGACAGTGGTGGATGCTGGCGGTAACAATCTTGGAAACGCCCAACAGATGACTACTCCACTCGCACTTCAACAGGGACCACCACTCGGTGGTGCAAATACTGAAATCAAGGCAATTGAAGACGCAGGTAATACTGAGGCTATGCAGAATGGTACTGACCACGAACGCCGTAGTACGGTCAAGGTCGTGAATCCTAACGAAGAGGAAGAGGGAGAAGAAAACGAGATGACAAATCCGGGCACGAATCCGGGTGCTGTGGGCGTAGTTGACTCAAACCTTCAGCGCATTCAAGAACGAGAAGCACTTGAACGACAACAACAAGGTGGTAATTGATGGCTGACATCAATGACCTCGTTCATGAGATGGACACGCAAATGTCAAAGAAGTCGTTCGCTTACTTCTTCACTGAGATTCTTGAATTTGAACTGTCGCATCATCACGAACAGTGGCTCAAGGGTTTGAATGAGAACCGCTACTACTGCGTCAAAGCATCTCGTGACCACGGTAAATCTGTGTTCTTCATGTCTTACGCTCTGTGGCTGGCGGCGTTCAATCCCAACACGCATGTCATGGTGTTCAGTCACAGCCTTGAGCAGACCTTGGAACACATGCGCTTCATCCGAAACAACATTGAGTCCGCTGACATACTCACAGGACTCAAGCCTCAAGGAAAGCCTTGGGCTAAGTCCTACTTTGAGTTCACCAACGGCAGTCGTATCATGGCTAAGTCGGTTGGTGGTGCTACTCGTGGTTTCCACCCTGATGTTGTTGTTTGCGATGACATCTTGTGGGGTACCACTTCCGGTGAACTGCAACGAGCGGCTGACTGGTTCTACACCGTTCTTCTTCCTGTTCTTCACCACACTGGCCGTCTGATGATGGTCGGTACGCCGTTTTCGTACAACGACTTGTACGCTGAACTGGAGGACAAAGACACCTTCACTGTAGAGACTTACCCTGCTATCAACACCAAAGGAGAAGCACTTTGGCCTCAGCGATGGAACCTTGCGGCTCTTAAACAGCGTGAAGAATCCATGCCTGCTATCAAGTTCGCTCGTGAATACCTCTGCGAACCTATTCACGACATGTCTAGTATGTTCCCCATGAGTCTGCTTGAAAAGGCCCGTGACCCCAGTATCCGACTCATGGACAAAGCCGAGTACGAGTATGACGACAAAGGAGAGTCTACGGGTATTTTCGGACAGCACTTCATTGGCTACGACCCTGCTATCTCCTCGGACAAAAACGCTGACTACACGGCCATGACGGTCATGCGTATGTTGCCCGGTGAAGATGTGAAGCAGTTGATTCACAGTGTTCACGAAAAGGGATTGTCGTCTATGGCGCAGAAGCGTATGATGGTTGCTCTCAACAGCAAGTTCCAACCCGACCTCATTGAATTGGAAGGTAACAACTTCCAGCGTATGCTTGAAGCCGAGATGCGAGAGATGGCGGCAGACATGCCTATCAAAATCTTCATGACGACAAGGGCCAAGAAAGAGTCCATGTTCATGAGTCTGCTTCTTGCATTTGAGCAAGGGCACATCAAGACACCTTGGGGCGACGAGAGAAGTAAAGAGTTCACAAGGACGCTTGAGACCGAACTTAGTCGGTTCGGTATGCAGAAGAACGGTAGACTGGAATCGGTCGGCAGTCACGATGACTTGGCTGTCAGCGTAGCGTTAGCGAACTGGGCGACGAAGGAGTTTAGGGGCACAATTGTTCTGCTGGATGACTACCTTGAAGGCGTGGACGATTGGTTTGGCGATGTACCTCAACGAAATGTCGCAGGAGCATCTTGGTACACAGCATGATTTATGTGATACCAAAAGTTGGGTGATACCATGTGGCCGAGTTTGAGTGTAGGAAACGCCGTTCATTCGGTGGACATGGGACATGAGATTCTCAACACCATCGCCAGCAACCTTCTCGGTCACCCAATGGTGGACGAAACCATCGCCAAGTCCATCGCATCACAGTCTGTACTGGTTAGCGAAGACAGCGTGCCCGTTCCACAGTATGCTCCTTTTAGTCCAACCGGAGAAGGTTGGTTTGAGGATAAATTGGGCAAGAGTGCTAATGCCGTAATTCGCAATTTGCGAAAAGCGCGTCGTGTTTTCAAAGAAGACAAGGGTGAAATTGACAGCATCATCGCCAGCGTCCGAGCGTTGAAAAGTTTGGAAGTAGAGGCGACACTGGCCAAGTTGAACTGGGCCGACGGCCACCAAGACACCATGCGAAAAATGGGACTGACCAACAAAGACCTACGAGCCTTGCGATTGTTCGGCGATACGAGAAAGGCGAGCCTCCTCAGAGCCTGCCACCTTTGGGACAGTGCCGAAGGCTCGTTGGCTAAGTTGGATGAGTTTGATGATGTGTGGGGAGAGGAAGAAAAGAACGCTTGGGTTGGAGCCATGACACAGAAACAGGATGCGAGGAAGGTTTGGAGAAATGCTCTTCACCAGTTTGATAATCTGTCCAAAGAACAACAGAAGTGGATGAACCTTGCCAAAGAAGAACTGAAAGAAAAAGGAGCGATGAAAGGAAGGACGATAGCGCAGAACCTTATAGAAAAAGGGGTGCCACGGCTTAATTCTACACGCTTGTCAAGGTTGCTGAACATGTACGGTGAGGAAATCAACATTATCAAGTCGCATCGCAAAGGCGAGTACATGTGCATAGACCGCTCAGGTCTGATTCTTAAAGACGCTTGGGCGTACGCCGCAGGCTTCCTTGACGCTGACGGCTACATCACCATCACCGAACGAGGGGAGCCAAGAGCAGGGTTCATCGCCACGGGTGACCGAGGTCGTATGCACTGCGAAGAGTTGCACAAGCACATCGGTGCTGGCGTTTTACAACTTGACCAAAAAGTGTACTCGGACAATCAACGGAGCCAACACCGTGTCAGTTTTTACGCCAAGGATGATTTGAATAAACTCCTTGATAACTTAACACCCCATCTCAGGATGAAAGACATGCAGGCAAAGGCTGTCTTGGCGTATATTGGTGAGAAAGACCCCGTGCGAAAAACGCAGTTGAAGCGGTTTGTGCAGTTCTCTAACAGAGATGGAACCGTTAAAGGCAAGGACTCTTTGCGAGAATGGGGAGTAGACCGTGAAACTGTCATGAGTTGGGCGGAGGGATTGTGATGGCAGAGAAAGGAAGAGTTGGCAGACTGTTGGAATCTATCGGTAATCCGTTTCGTAGAAGAAGCACTCCTGAGCCACAAATGCCTTTGTGGACGACGGGTATTCAAGAACCTGTTCTCGTGCAAGGCATCACCATCCCTGCCTTGTACGCCGTTGCTAATGAGAACCTTATTTTGAGAACGGTTCTCAGCACACTTCAACAAGAGATTTTTCGCCGAGGCTACTATTGGGACAAGAAGTTTCACAAGAAGTGCGTTGATTGTGACAAGGAATACCAACACGATGTAGAAGAGTGCAAAGAGTGCGGAAGTATGGATTTGATTGAACCCGACCCCAACCAACTGGTCTACCCACGATGGCTTCTTGAACAACGCAATTCCATGGAGCAGACTTTCATGGATGTCATGAGAGAAATTGAGTACGACCTTAACATCACCGATGATGCGTTCCTTATTCTCATCAAAGAATACTTCATTGACCCCGAAACCAATGAGATGGCGTTTTACCGTATCAAAGAAATCGTTCGCGGCGACCCCATTTTCATGCGTATTATTGCCGACAAGCGTGGTGTACGAGGCGGTCGCTTCCGAGTTTGCCCAATTCATCGCAACGAAGTCAAGTCCTACTCCGAGGACGACAAGAACTGCCCGACATGTGGCACAGAGATGGAAGATGTTCACCATGTCAATACCGCAGGAAGCGGCAAAACACAGCATTACCTTAAGGGTGAAGTCATTCATGTAAGCAAGTATCAGCCTTCCAAGTTGTACGGAAGGTCGCCTGTGTCCACGCTATGGCGACAGGCCATGACTTTGACGGCTATGGACAACTACATGTACACTGCCTATTCAAAGCGTAGGATTCCACGAGGTATCCTCAGTATCAACACCGACAACCTTGAATCAATGAAGTCGTTTTGGAAAGCCACCGATGAAAAATTGGAGCGAGACCCCCATTACATTCCAAAAATTGCTACAGAAGGTAGCGGCAAAGGTGGTGTCAACTGGGTCAAACTCATGGACAGTCTTGAAGAAATGCAGTACATACCTGCTCGTGATGAAATGCGACAGCGCATTGCGGCGTTCTACGGTGTTTCCAATGTGTTCATGATGGACACTGGTAAATCCGGCGGCTTGAACAACGAAGGTATGCAAATCCTTGTGACGAACCGCGCTGTAGAGTTTGGGCACAAGGTGTACACCGAGCACCTCTTCCCTCGTATGGTAGAGCAAATGGATGTCACTGATTGGAAACTCACGCTTTATCCGAACGAAGAAGAGGACGAAGTCACTCGTCTACGCAGAGATGAGATGGAAGTCAACATTGCTCAGCGTATGATGATGCTGGGCTACAAGCCTGAACTCAAAGAGGATGCTAACCGAGACATACGCTTCATCTACAAACAACCTGACCCTGCCGAGCAACCACAACAGGGTGCACCACCCGGCGGCATGCCTCCCGGCGGCGTACCCATGGGCGGTATGCGAATGGGTGGTGGTATGGGAACACCCGGAGCACTACCAAGTCGTAACATCCCTCCACAACTGGCGGCGCAGATGGGACGACAGGCACAAGTTCCGGGCATGGCCAACCCCGGCGGCGAAGGTATGGGGTTGAGAAACCGAGGCCCTGCGAGCCCGCAGAACAGAACCAGTATGGGTTCCGGTAGCCCGATGTCCAGCGTCCAACAAAGAGGGGCTACGCCCGGTGGCGTAGAGCAGGCCAGTCAAGGCATCCTCAATGCGAGGAATCCGAGAGGGGCTTAGGAAACTTAAAGTCAAGTGGTGTATTGGACATGGGCATGGACTTGGTGAAACTTGACCCTATGGCACGAAAAATGCGCTCTCATGTAGATGCGTTCTATGACGCTCTATCAAAGCAAGACGGCATCACTGCGAGAACTCACATTCATGAGATTCTCAAGTACGCTGATTACATCAACAAGGACATAGAGACCACGGTCATGAAGAGCGAAATGACATCAAGTGCTGGTATCAACGACATCTACGCAGGCGGTGTTCCTGTCCAAAAGGTGAATGAAGTACAATCCGTGCATACCACTACCTCCAACATTCTTCCCGGCACCATCCGAACCAACCGATTCGGAACTCTTAACCGCAGACTGAACAACCGAACTCTGTGAGGTGAGACTGTGGCAGAAGAGAGAGAAAATGTTGCAGAGCGCCTGATGAGTGCGTTGATTACAAAAATGGAATCCATGGATGCAGGCCTTCGTGACTTGCAAGCCGAAAACCGTCAACTCAAGAAAATGATGAGTGACCCTTCGTTGATGTTGAGGAAAGCAGGCTTCGTGCAGGCTCGTACTCAGCGACCGGAGGATGTTCTCGTTGATGGTTTCCGAGGTGAAATTTCCGACACTATGGTCCTTAAAGCACAGGACGGTAGTGATTTGAATATGCCACAGACCAACGCTGACTTCCACAACATGGAGTGGTCAGAGATTCACGCCTTGGCCGAACAATCCAAGGATGCAGGTTCTTTAGGCAACCAAATGGGTATGGAGTGAATACGATGAGACCAAGATTTGTACAAGCGAGCGACAAAGCATACGAACTTCTCAAAGCCGCCAAGGCTCTTGAAGCCCGCATTGCTAAGAAAGAAGGTAGCATGCCTGACTACTCCGGTCAAGAAGAAGGCTCTGATGTGGGTCATGCTCGCTTTGAAATTCAACCTTCGGGAATTCCCAATGCTTTCTACAACACCAACAACGCTGTTCCTAAGGTTGAAGATGTCGCTAACAAAGGTGCCATTTCCGAAAACAGCGATGTGTTGACGCGGACCTCCCCTTACTACCCGACGGCTTTCAGTACGACAGGCGCTCTTGAAAACTTCACAGGCGGCGACGGGCCAAAAATGAGTGATTTAAAGAAGTCCGTTGACCGAATCTCCAGCCGTATTCTTTGAACGGCTGGTGATGCGAATGCGAGAAGGCCCACTGGACACCCTTGATAGGAACCGACAAGTCTTCTACAAGTCGCTGATTGACGGCATTGGTAAGTTTGACGCTGGTGCTGACTTTTATTTTTCTGCTATCAGTGCAGAACGCAGAGGCTACATCCTCAGTAACGAAGACGAAGCCCTGTTGAAAATGTTCAACTCCGTCATCAAAAAGGCGGACGAACAACAAATGAGCGGGCCTTCGGGGGCATACGACCTCAACACCGAGGGTGAGGGTATGGAGTCCTCCGGTGGTATGCAACAAAGTCAGATGTCGTATTACATGGGGCACGGCGCGGGAATGAACCTTGCCGACAATCCCAGTTACGACAAGAGTCGCATTGTTCCGCCTGACCCCGGACAAGGACTTGCTGGACGACCGTGGCAGATGGTGGACGGCGATGTGAACGACCCGTACCGCACGCACAACTACCTCGGCTCCGACATGAACCCCCTTCACGGAGAGTATCACGACATTGTGGGTGATTTTTATGTGCACCCTGACGACCCGTATGCAGAGTCAGAAAGTCAGAAAGCGCACCATAGAGAAGGTAGATGGGAGCAGTGGGTGAAAGACAACGAAGACCACGGCTTTTTGCACAACAAGTTTCACTATGGTTCACTTGACACCGTACACGATACCAATCACGCGTTTTACGAACATGACTATTTGGAATGGACACAGCGCAATCAGCAGTCCATAGACAGATTGACCGCTTCGTTAGAAGAGCAAGGGATGAACGAAGACCAAGTAGCGCACGAATTGAGGAAGCATCACATCAACGAAAAGAAAGCCGAATGGAAGGAGAACCTTGGTTTCATGGACTACTTTTTCGGCATGGAATGGCTTACGCCCGAACAACGCAACGCCGCTTACGACCATATGAAAAAGAACGGAGCAAATCCTGAACAAGCGTTTCGTACCAACACGCACAACGGTAACCCCAACTGGATGCCACGGTTCATCAGGAACTTTCATCAGCGATTTTCAGGACTCTACAACCACTGGGTCCGAGACCCCGGACGACCGGGTGAAGGGTTAATGATTCGTCCCAAGGCACTGCCGAGTTCGGCCATTGAAGTCAACCCGTCTCAAAACTATGAAGCGATGAGAGAAACACAAACGCCGGGTAAGCCGAATGCGTACGACCGTGCCATCGCTCATCACAACAAAATGGAGGCGGACCGGTACATTGTTGAAGGTCTCGGTCCGCACGAGCCCATCAGCAACGCAGAAGTGCCTGTTATGCAGAAGGTCAAAGACGAGTTTGGAAGAGAAAGTCTGCAAGTTGTGGGGTACAGAAAACTTCAAGGCACGGACAAATCGGGTAGAAAGGAAGAATACTACCCCGGCTACCAAACCATGCGAATGCTTCTCGGTGTAGACGAAAATCATCAATTGTACCCTGCTGGCGAACATCCTACTTATGGTGAGTTGTGGGACGGCGGAGAGTTCACACAAGAAGAGGTTGACGAGATTTTTGAAAAGCGAGCGATTGATGCGAAGCAGTTGGCCGGTGTCGGTAGAATGGCGCGTAACCATGCTCCGATGCACTACGGCTTCGCTATGGATAACGAAGCGTACGATTACATGGACCCTGAGCAGGGTCATGAAACGCTCTCTACTTATTGGCAGTTGCCGTTCAAAGGCAAAGGTGGTCTTGCCAAGCACCCGAACGAACTGTTTGACAAAATCCACCATCACACGCTGTCGTACAAAGGGACAGAACAGCCAAAAGAAAAGAGATTGGACCCAAGCGGTTTCTACGGTGAAGGCTTTTTGCCCGAAGAAGAACAAGAAGAAGCACAGGTTGAGTACGAACCTGAGACCGAAGGTGTCAGGGAACACAGCCTTTTGTTTTCACGAATCAAGGCTGGTATTGAGGGTCGGCATGGGTATAGCCCAAAAGGAGAAGTTATAGATTACGGAATGATGCCGTTTATTGCGCCGTTTGGTCAAAAAGAAAATCAAATGTTTGAAATGCGTCAAGGTAAAAATCTCATCCGTACAAATGTGAAGGGCCACATGGAAGATTCGGCCACCAACATGAACCCTCACAACATTGTCATGTCGTCCAGTATCGCAGGTACGGGCGGCTACAACGCTCAGTTCGCACGACACGGTGCGACGGTTGATTCTGCGTACAACAATCAAGTTCTTTCGGACTATCACCAAGGTCGCCGTACAGGTGATGCTGGGGCGGCTGGTGTCAGCCACAAAAAAATGATGGGTAGAGGCGGAGCGTTGATGGTCACTCATCCATTCAGTGCAAAAGGCGGGTCGTTCAGTGACGAAAGAATGATGTCGCACGGAGCGCACAGTTATGCACTTCTCGGTACCATGCTCGGTGCCGCCAACACTCCGATGAATCCGCATCAGGATGTTCTGCACATCACGGACCGACGGATTCAGCCAACTTTGCGAAACCACGAAGAGGACTTTATGTCACTCCGCCGACATCCTGATGAATTAGCGGTGGGTGATTTGGAAGCGGAAATAGAAGCACTTGAGGAGCGATATTCTTCGGACAAGGCCAAAGCCGTCACCGATGAACAGCACGATATGTTGGACAAGGAATACGAACGCACCATGGAGCGATTGAAAGAAGAACATAAACAAAGAATCCACATACCTACCATGCAGGACTTTGGTTACCGTACAATCATGGGTCCGCAAGGGTTGGTTGACCCGATTTTATCAAGACAACCACCGTCACCTGCGACCGACGAGTATGAAAACGCGATTGCGGAACTGTCGTTGCTTCAAAGTCAACTGAATGCTGGTGGCTTAGATGCGGAGGAAGAACAGGCTTTGCTCAGTCAAATCAGAGAAAAAAATCAACGGTTGGACGACTTGGAGGCTCAGTTGGAAGCGGCGAGTGAAAAGCGTGGTCAAAGGTTTTCTCCTGACGGGCACGACAGTATTCTACAAGACAAGTTGGTGGCCGACACCAACGCCATGACCAGTGCAGGCGTGCACCTCAAAAATCTACTCCAGTCCGACCCTGAACTCTTCAACCACATTTTCAATCCCAACTTAGACCACGAGACGGTGGAAGCAAACATGCGAATGTTCGCTATGATGGCCAACGACTATCTCAACACGGTGCCGCACGACCAGCACGGTATTCACACACGAGGTCATAACCGAGTCACCAAAGAGGGACTGGCCGGACAACTTGACATTGGCTCGCAGGTCAAGCAGGCGTTTCAAGGTCACGAGACGATGATGAACGCTGGTAGTTTGGCAGATGTCGGTTCCTTGATGCAACAATTGGGACTTGACCCTGACAACGAGCATCACTTTGCTACCGTTATGGATTATGTTCAGAACACCTTCCTTCCAAATTACCAGCAAGACCCCTCGTATTCAGCACCCGCTATGACCATGCGCCAATACATCCAACAATTGCAACCTGACCTTGATATTGAGAAGGAACACGAGTCGTTGAAAAAAGACAAGCGGTCTCGCAACACAGAGTTCTTGAAATTGGTCAACCGAATCTACAACACGGTGGGGCACCGTGCAGAAGAGCGCAACTCACAACTCGGCCTTCATCACCACTTGGCGTTTAACAGCGACCCTCGTCGTCAGCGCAAACAGAACAGACAGGGTGAAACCATCCACGAGACCAAACCTTCTGCGGGCGGTTCCAACATGCAGAAGAACGAAAACGACTACTGGAATGTTATGCAGAAGTTGGACAGCATTCTGACCAACGACCCCAGTGTACCTATGCCTGAAAGCGTCACCGAGACTTCTGACGAAATGACCGGTGTGCCCGTTGACCAGTTCGGACCCAACGCTCATTCTGTTCACAGCGTGTACAATTCTACAGGTTTGCGTCACGAGTTTGGCGATGAGTTTCGCCCCAACTTCAAGTACCGCATCTCAAGAAACGGGAATGTCAGTATCACGCCTGTACCCGAAGGGCACGCACAGCGTTTGATTCAACCACTCGGTAAGTTTTGGGACAGAGTTGCGCCTCCCGAATGGATGGAGATGCTGAGGCACCCTGACCACCAAGTTCATCGTGATGGACTCAACAGATTGGACCGTATGGGAGCGCAGTTCAAGCCGGACGAACGAGGCCTCACTCGTCACGGTGACAAGCATTCCACTACCAAGGCTGAAATTGGATTGGCCGACTTGACCAACCCTGACATTATTCGTAAGGATTTAGGCAAGAAGGTACCTATCCTCCAACCTATGCACCGTATTTTTGAACTGGACGACCTTGAAGACCTGCGAGGATTCACAGGTGACTGGATTGTTTCCCACATGCCCGAAGGTGAGCGGGGCTTTGTCAAGAAAGAGGATGACGAAGTGTCGTCCAAGTCGTTCAGCCTCAGCGACGAAGACAAAGAGAACTTCAAGAAAGTCACAGACGAGGACTTCCATGCCGATGTCATCAAGACCGAAGAAGGCTACTACATCTTTGATGTGATTGAGTTTGCTGAAAAAGCCGTTCACGATGTACCACTCAACGACCGTATCAAAATTGTCCGAGGCGGACTGGAAGGTATTGAGAATATCCATGTTCCCAGCGCCAGCGATACGAGACTAACCGATGACGAGGGACTCAAAGTCACGGTAAAAAGTTTGATGGAAACACACGAGGCGCTTTTGCTTAGGGATGCTAAGTCAGTCTACATGGTCGGCGAATTACGCCATCCAAAGTGGGTCATGCTCAAGCCCGGTAGCGATGTCGTCTTGCGAGTGTTGGAACGCCGAGGCTCTAACCCCTACACCTACCGACTCGGCACTGGACCAATTACAAAAGACGAAGAGATTGGTGACAGGGCTGTAGAATCCGAAGGCGAAATGTACATGGATGTCGGTGTGGCGTTCAACAGTCCTGAGAAATTTAACGAGGGTGACCATGTTAGGGTCAATGTTGCCAATGTCGGCAAGGTGGAAACAACCGGTGGTGACAATGTGTACACACTGACAGGTTCCAAAATTATCGGTGAAGCCGAAGGCGAAGGACTGGTTAGCAGGGAAACTCTCGGTATGTTGGCCAAGTCCGAAAGCGACCAGTGGCTGTGCGAAATCAGCAGAGCCAAGTCAGGCGTTCGTATTACCATGCCCCAAGGTGATGTCCTCTACAAGTGTACACAGCGAGGCGATATGTGGACGGTGCATTCTCCATTGGCCAGCAACGATTATCTGATTCGTCTTGCTGAAAGTCAGCGACCGTACTGGAGTCCAGTAGCAGGTGCGCTGTTGAAGGCTGGACTTGAGATAGCAGAGAAAGAAGAAATTCACGAATCCGAAGGTGAGGCCGAACCGCTCATTGAACCTCACAAGGAAGAAGATACGAACTGGTGGGAAGAGAAACAGAAGAAGAAGGTCTTGGTCAAAGGCTTGATGCTCATTGACAAATTTTTGAAGAGTGGAGCAGGAGCCGTTGGCCAATCAAGCACTGGTACAATGGGCTTAGGGATGGATTACGCTACTCCGATTGAATCTCCATCGGGTCCGACCAATCTCAACGATGAGAAAACTATGCCCGACTACGACAATCGCAAGCGGCCCGGAGAAGATTTCACCATTGAGCCGAAATCAGAGGAAGAAGAAGACGAAAAACGCATGACTGTGCCCACAGAGGAAGGCGTATTGGAGGTCTCATCTGATAAGGCTGTGTTCCGTACTTGATTATATACAAAGAGCGTTGTCTCTTGGTCAATGGCTTCTGCTCTGACTCTGCGAACCTCCCCTGTCCAGCACAGCGGGAGCATCAGTATTGTCAAGGCGGACAATGACCTCGTTATTGCCGGGTACGCCTCGGTTGAGATGGTTGACAAGCAAGGCGACCTTATCACAAGGGGCGCACTCAAAAACGCCTTTGATGGCTTTATGAAAGCAGATGGCTACCGAAATGTGCAACTCGCACACTCTAACATTCAAGTCGGGGAAGTTATCCCCTCTTACACAGACTCTGACGGTCGTGTTTGGAAGTCCGGCGTTGACGACGCTGGTATGTTTGTCGTCATTCAGTTAAGAGACGACATTGAGAAGGCACGAGAAGTTGCCAATGAAATTCGCAAGGGGGCCCTTCGTGGGTTCAGTATTGGAGGGCAAGCATTCAAGCGCATGCGTAAGAGTGACCAGCAACACGGTGATTACACCGAAATCTCCAAACTGGAACTGCACGAGGTAACCATTTGTGAAAAAGGTATAAACCCGGAGGCGACATTCCGTATATTGAAGGAGGACACAACTATGAGTGATGAAAATGTATTGGGCGATTTGTCCAGTGTTTTGGACAGATTGAACGGACGACTTGATGCTATGGAAAAGGGCGAAAACCCTTTTGCTCACATGAAGGACAAGAAAGAAGAAGACAAAAAACCTGAAAAGGAAGAAAAAGACGAGGCGGAAGAAATCGCTGACGAAGGCAAGAAAGAAGGCATGTACGCCAAGGGCGAATACAGTGATGTTATCACTACTGACTACCTGAACTGGATGGAAAACACCTTGAAATCTCAAGGCGTTGACATCAGCGGTGCTCGCAACCACTTTGACAGCGTTTCCAAAGCCAACCTTGGCTCCACTCCTGAGCAAATCGGAGACGGTGCTGACTACTTCGCTGGTCAAGTCAAGGGCCGCGCCCAAGAGGGCGGCTCTCCTTCCACCAACGCAATCGGCAAAATCAACTCCGGCGGTAGCGGCGCAGTCGCTAAGGGATACCTCGCTCCATCTGATGTGAGTGCCGCTGACCTTGAGGCCGCTTACGAGGTCTACAAGGCCGCTTCACTTGAGGAGCAATTCAAGGGCAACCTTGGCTCTGTCTTCGCTGACAGACTCGCCAAGGAAATGCGAGCCGATGCTGACGCACGAGCCGCACATTCCTTTGATGCACGCACCCCTCTCGCAAACATTGAGAAGGCTCTGTCCGACCTGAGCACACGAATTGACAACATCGGTTCGTCCTCCACCGGCACGGAACTTCGCAAATCAACCTCCACCGTTGAAATCCCATCAACGGCAGAACTTGGAAACATGGATTGGTCAGATGTCCACAGACTTGCTGGCAGTGTTTTCCACCAACAATGAAAGGAGTGATGAAGAATGGCAAGAAATTACATGAGAACAATCAACGACATGGAACGATACTACTATGGTGCAGGCTCAAGCATGGGCTACTCCTACAGTGGTAGTGAACTTTTGAAAGCAGACGCACCTTTGTTGTCTACGACGGCTGGTACCTACCAAGCCATCTACGGTCGCAAAGTGTGGTCCCAGTTGAACCAAGAGTTCAACGCTTTCTCCATCCTCCCCAAGAAGCCTTGGGACCGAAGCGGATGGCGTGTCGTCACCGCTAAGCCTTCCAAGACGGTCGGCGGCGGTATCGCAGAAAACGGTACTCTACCTGACACCACCAAGCCAACATTCCAAAATGTGGCCGCAAAGCCAAAGACCGTTGCTCACTCTTTTGACATGAGCGAAACAGCCATCTTCCTTAACGACAAGGACGATGGACTTGGCGACATCCGCTCTGTCCTCAAGGAAGAGATGGGTAAGCACCACGCAGAGCACATCAATGACATGTTGACCACGGATGTCACCACGGTTGCAGGAAACGACATTGAGTCGCTTGACCGAATCACCACTGGAAACAACAGCATGACTTCCGGTACGCACTACGACACCAACGACGAAGACATGTACAGCATTGACCGCAGTGCCAACACTTGGTCGTTTGCTGAGGATTCGGCTGACAGTTCATCTGCCAACCGTACTCTTTCGCTTGACCACTTGGATGAAACCTTCCGCCTCATTTGGCAGAGAGGAGGCAACCCCAAGGTTATGCTCACTGGATACGACACTTTGATGCGAATCCAGCAACTCCTCCAAGCACAACAGCGCTTTATGGAAGAGAAGCGAGTCGTCCCCACCTTCAACGGTGTCAAGGGTGTTCCCGGTGTTGAAGCCGGATTCATCGTGGCTACCTACAACGGTGTTCCAATCATCCCTACCAAGGAGATGGCTGGCGACGGTATCAGCCGTATCTACATGTTGGACACGGACTATGTGTACTTCTCCACCGCAAAGCCTACGCAGTACTTTGAGAGCGGAATTGAAACTGGCGACCCATTCGCCATCAACCGCCTCGGTCAAGAAGGCCTTTACCGAACCATGGGTGAGGTGTGGACTACTTTCTTCGGAGGTCAAGGTTCAATCCGCGACCTTCAATGAGGTTTCATGGAGAAAAAAATACAGGAGATGATGAATTATGACGACACGAACGGCAGAACACAAACAATTGACGATTTCTTACGATGACGGCGATTTTACCAACGGTACGGTTTCGGTCCTTTTGGACCTTGACCTGCGAACGGGTACCCCAGTTGACGAGACTGCGTGGTTGAACGGCAACTCCGGCGGCGCTACTGGCTTGACCACTACATACCCCGGTTCACTGCAAGGTTTCACTGCGAACAACGCCGACGGCGGTGCCGCAGGTAGCATGCGCTTGGTGACCATCGCATTCACCTTGGCGAGTGCGGCTGAGGAAACCATGACCATCAGCGCAGGCGCTTCCAAAATCATTGGCATTCTTGGACAGAACTTGGCTGTGGCTGACAAAACGCTTTCCGCTACCTTCACCAACACTGGAACCGCTCCGGCGACCAAGACTGGTGGTTCGCTACCCGCAATCGTCCTTCACGGCGAAGCGGCTGGTGCAGGAACGGTCACTGTAGTCTTGCTGAACTGAGGTGAGTAGGCTTGCCTACAATCACCTACATCGGGTCTGCGGTCTACCGCAAGCGACCTGACAGCGCAGATACTTGGGTCCGCAAGGAACCTGTAGAAGTCAGCCAAGAATGGCTTGACCGATACCGAGTTCCTATTTGCTCCAACCCTACGGCCTTCCTTGTTGAAGGCGATGCCAGTGCCGAAGTCTCTGTAGACGAAGGCAACGACGGTATCCCTGATTCAGGCTGGACCAAGAAAGAGATTGGCGCATGGCTTGACGAGCGAAACATTGACCTTCCCGGCTACGCAACAAAGTCCAAATTACTGGCTTTGGTTGAGGAACATCTAAATCCCTCAGCCCCTGAGCCTGTAGTAGAGGAACCTGCAACGGCAGAGGAACCCACAGAAACCCCAACAGGAGATGAAGAATAATGGCAGTAACAATTGACCCCCGACCAACCTACTTTGGCGACCGAATCGTCGTGACCGGCTCTTACACAGCGGCATCATCTGTCAGCATTGAACTTGGTTCAATTCTGACATCCATTGATGGTGTCATTCTCAACCCAGCGGCAGTGACTCCCCACAGCATTTCTATCACCGACAACAACGATGATGGAGATACGGTAGCGGGTGTTGCAGTGGCGGATGTAGCCACCTTTTCGGGCACAACCATCACCGTGCACAAAGCCGCAGGAGCGGCAGGCAACACGGCGGCTGGAACTTTTGTTGTGATTGGTCGCCGATGAGGTGGCTTAGATGGCAAAGAGCGTTACCATTCTTGGGCCATTTCCGCCGAAGGACTTTCAGGATTCAACTGCTCGTACGGCGATAGCAACGGCTATCAGCGGGGCTATAGGCTCCAACACCTGTACCACGGCTGACCCTCACATTGTTCTTGGGAACATCTTCATTATCGTGACTACCAGTTGAGGTGGTTATGATGGAAGAGTACGGCAGTCTTGGCCTTGATGACATCGCTCGTCTACAGAAGCGTGGCATTCGCCTTAACGAGTCCTACGGGGCTTCGGTGAGAACAGACGACGACAATCCACTCGGTGGCTTGACGCTCAAACAGCGCAACCGTAATAAGAATGCAGGTGATGTTCTCAACATTGGCTCCGGTACGAGGTGCAAGCATTGTGGAATGTTGTACTTCTGCTGGGTTGACAAGTGCAGGACATGCGGCAAACAAATGGATTTCAATTTAGGAGTGAAGGAACAATGAGTGCACTCAATAAGGCTTGGATTTTTTTGAAAGGGCGAGACCAAGCCAAGCAGAATAAGTTCACTCATCCTTTTGATGAATACGGATACCCTGTTTATTCAAGAGAGCAAGACCCTGAAACTTGGAAACAATACGATGAACAAGGGCGTAAAAGAAAAGAAATGGCCGCAACTCGTGCGGCTATTCCCGATGAACTTCGGGCTGGACAGTTTGACAGCCCCGGTGAACAGGAAAGGAAGGAGATGGCAATAAGGCAACTTCAAGAGGACGCGTATGAAAATAACCCCCGCACCATCCAACGCCGAGAGGAAAGGAAAAGGGAAGGAATGGCTGAAATGGACCGAGACGCAGAAAAGTTTGCCGCTCAATTTGAAGATGCTTGAGGGAGGACTATGAATGCCCGTAGTATTCAGCCCCGGCGAGCCTGAGACAAGGCCGCTTGACCCGGAGGCCATCGTCTACACAACTGGAGACAAGGTAGGGCAACTTCTTGGTATCGCCGCAGGCGAGCCTGTGCTCGGAGCGGCCAACGCCGTGTCCGACGGCTTCTTCATTTCAGGCACTGATTTCAGAGAGCATGGGTTTGAGAGTGGAGATACCATCCTCGTTCACAGCGACCTTGACCCGCTCGGCACTGAGTTTGTCATCACGGCTCCAGCGGTCGTGGATGTCAGCGGCACAAAGTATGTCAAACTCCCAACTACTGGTGTCACTCACGCCAACTACACAACGACGGCAAACACCGAAATTCAAAACAAAACAATCTTCACCAACGGCAAGCGAAGAGGTGTGACGAAGAACATCGTCAATGACCACATTAAGAGAATCCAAGACAGGATTGACAACTACACTCACAACGCATGGCGACCATATTTGGTTGCCGCTGAGTACATCAACTTTGACACCTACAAGCCCTACCGGCGACGATACTTTACCGATTATGTGGGCACGGCTCCTTTGTTGTTCCGCAATGTTCAGCAGATTCTGCGTATTGAGTTATGGCAAGGTGAAGACTACCGGGAGATTTGCGGTGCAGAGGCTCGCCTCAATTTCAGCGATGTGACAAGTCTCGCATCGGCTAAGGTGTTCTTGTCCCCCGGCAACGGCAGTGTTGCTGAACTCGCACAAGGCACTGCGAGTAATCAGTGGCGTGATGATTTTGATGCGACGACCGTCGCTCAAAACATCGCCGACCTCATCAACAAAGAAGACAGAGTGAGCAAGGCGGCTGTAGAGTTCAGCCCCACCTTTACCTTGGAAGGTGCATCATCCAATGTGGCAGTTCACAACGAGTTCTTGGCTTCGGCCAACGCAGACTACGGTACGGGTATTGTCAAAATAACTTCCATGCGACCTGTCAAGGCAGGTGAAGAGTGCAGTATCGTCACGACATCATCTGACATCGCCATAGACCATTCTTCTCGCAACACTACTACTTTTGTCAGCCTTGACAGTACGACTGTCAATGTGGCTTCTACAACAGACTTTGTGAATACAGGTGTAGCCATAGATGCAAGCGGTGATGTGTTTCGCTACACAGGAAAGACCGCTACATCATTCACAGGTTGTGTAGCCCTCGTTGGTAGTTTGGGAGCAATCACCGGAACGATAACTCAACACAAATTTTCCTTGTCTTTACAAGCAGGCTCACAGAGTACAGTCGTTGACGCCATCACTGGCGAAACCACAGTGGACAGGAGTAGCAGTGGAGACAGTGCTCGCCTGCGAGATTGGTGGCTTGACCATGAGATGGGCATCATTTACTTCAACAACTCCTACCCGTTTTTTGAGTACAACTCTGTCAAAGTGGCTTACATCTACGGTGAGCGATACCTTGAGAAAGCGATTGAAGAAGCCGCCACTAAACTTGTAGCGAGCGAACTGCTGATGTCTGACGACCGAAGTGTGCTTATACCCGAAGGGAGTCAAAACATAGACCTCGGTTCTAAGGCACAATTGTTTCGCAGAGAAGCCATGGACATCATTGCTCGCTACAAGGAAGTGGTGGTCTTCTCATGACGGCTGACTGGAAGGAGCCGCTTGATACGGTCATTGATATTCTCAAGGCTGACCACGATGCAGGCACAGGCTTGGGTTGGAACAGAGCCAACTCGGACAACATCAAGCCCGTGATTCTTGACATTGCTTCTGAGGGACCGGAACGAAGTAAGCGACTTGACCTTCAACGCCATGATTACATCTTGTGCTACGAAACCGCACTCAACGAAGAAGTCCCTGACCTCCTGTACAACTTCGTCACAACAAGAGTCAACATCACCGTTGACATGCGTACATCAAGAGGTCGCAGTCGTTTGCGAAAAATGGAAAACGAGATGCGAAGAATCATTCATGTAAACCGCAAAGGTGACGGCGCAAACTTTGACCGTATGATTCTCAAGGTCAGGACTGACCTCAGCGACCGTACAAAGAAACTATTCAGGCACACTTTCCAAGTTGAGGTTGTCATTCTTGCGGAGTTGATACCGTGAGTGGCTTTGGAGCGCACTACAAAGGCGATGTTTCCGAAGTCACCATGGGTCACGAAACGAGCCTCGTCATTGAGCATAATCAGCCGAGAACATGGACGGCCAAGACGACCGACGCTACGCGAGACTATACGACCATTGAGTTCAGAGGGACAACTTCAATCACCAATACCAGCATTTTTGAGCAAACCAAACCTATTCTCAAAGCCCCTCTCGGTATGCTCATTGGGCAGAAACTAACTTTTCACTCCATTTCCTCCGGCGACAATAACTTTTCCAATTTCTACAACAGCACACTCAAGAGCAGGGTCTACACGATTGTAGACCACACGCTTGAAAATAACAGCGACGGCGCACTATCAACGCAATTGAAAATTGTACCAGCCTTTCCGACTACGACCTCGCTTGACAGCGGTACGGGCGACTCTATTCTCATTCATGCAATCGGCATGCCGACTGTGCAGGGTGATACCAATTCCGCTATGACGAGTGCCGCAAGTTCATCAAAGGAAGTCAGCCTTGTTGACCAGTTTATCGGGCTGGCAAGTTTCATGACGCTTCCTGACACCAAGGTTGACCTGCACAGTTACCATGTCGTCGGCCTTGGTCGCCAAGTCGCTGTCCAGCAGACAGGTAAGGTGCACCATGTAGGCGGTGCGCTGGAAATGCCTATGCACAGTGCCAAGTGGTTGTATTACAGCCTCGGTAGAGAAACGGTTAGCAAAGACAATTGCGGGTCAAAGCCCTACTCGGGGCTTTCCAGTGATGCTATCATTCGCTCTGATATTGAGCCGGGGCAGGGCTACATTGATGTGACGAGTAGTCAGAGCAGTAGCGTTCGCTTTGGTTCAGGTACCGATGCCGCAGTAGGTGATTACCTACTCATAGAAGACACAACTCTGATTCCAACAACAACTTACAAAACACCAAACAAAGACACAAACAAGTACTTCCCTGCTGAATCCTCGGGGTCGGGACTTGCCAGCGATGCTGTGCATTTTGAATGGTCTGAGTCCAGTGAATGTCGCCGTATTTCTGCCATTGAATACCTCAGCGATTTGGGTTCAGGCACCCATCGTTATGTGTACAGACTCTATGTGGATGATGGTTGGCAATTCCCTCACACGACAGGCGACAGTATTGAACTTCGCAAATATGCAGACAGTGCCAGTAACAGCCCACATGCTAACACATCAAGGACCATCAACAATCATGTCAAGCGCCTCTTGTTTTCTGCCGAAACCATTCCCAGTTTTTGCATAGAACACAGCGTCAGAACAAGAGATATTGGTTCGTTCAATGCTACAGGCGAGTCTACCGTCTCGCCGGGTTCTGCTAACGATAGCAAGCAGTTGACGAGAGTGTTCAAGGGATGCAAAGTCGTTGAGTGGGAAATGTCATCTACGGTGGATGCCGAACTCAAGTATCGTTGCATTTTCAATGCACTCGCTTGCTACACTGATACTGGTCGCCTTGAGTCCAGCAACGCTGGCGACCGCTACACGGCTCATCGTATGTTTCAAAACACTGCCACTACAAAGACCGGTAGAAAGGCCAGCGGGATAGCAGAAAACTCAGAGAAGCCGTTCATGTTTTACAACGGCACCATATCGGCCTTTGACCAAAACTTGGCTTTCGTTAGTGCCTTTGAACTCAGAGGTAAAACAGGCGTAGAACTGTTTCATACCATCCAAGGCAACCCTGTCCCTGAGTCTGTCAACGCGTCCAACCTAAGCCTAAAGCAAGTTCCTTACGGTGGCACGAGAAATGCCAGCATCATCCGAGAAGGTCGTGAAGAGTTTGAAATGGAGATTGTGCTTGCATTGGAGGATGCAAATCTCTTCCATGAACTTAGGTCGCATGTAGAACGAGGCGGCACTGTCGGAGCCACTGGGGGAACCATCATGCTTCACTTCACTAAACCGATAGCCGCCAGTGGCACTGCTCCTTCTCTTCGCGTTATCATTGACGATTACTACATCACCGAACTTCCAATACCCATGCCCGACGACAAAGGTTTGCTGTTCACTACTATGAAACTCAAGCCACAGAATGTGAAAGTGATAAGTATTGACACCGATTACCATTGTTGAGGGGGGACCGGATTGCCGCTAAGAATAATCAAGTCCCTGAATCCATTCCAATCATTTGACGGTACGGTTATCGTCAATGATGAAGAAGAAGAGGGCGGACAGTACCTCTTCAATCCCGAAGCAGGGAGAGCCAGTGACAATCCATTCGCTCATCTGCAAGAGGACGAGTCTCCCGAATCGGCAGACTCAGCGACACGAGTGAGTAAGTATGTTGGAGGAGAAGACGAATAAAATTTACATCAACGGAGACCCCGTGCAAGTTTCAGCCAAACGGCTGACATTCTTTGATGTTCAGGCAATTGCACCGCTGTTTGCAAGCGGTGACATGGATTTTTCCAACTACTGGCGCTACGCATTTTACAATTGGCTTCGCTATAACCCTTCTATAGAGGTTGAATCTCTGACTCCCGAAGAAGGAAAAGCACTGGCTGACCTGCTTCCTGAGCCTTCTCAGGTCATGGAATGGTTGGTTTTTCGGGAGGCGAAGTCGGCAACATCAAGCGATACCTCCACAACCGAGGTGTCAACGACCGACTTCGCTACCAACGAGAAGGGATGGAGTACCTTTTAATGACGCACTACGGGATGAATTTACGGGAGGTTAGGGGTTTGTCAATTGATGATGCGAAACAACTTCTGTACTGGGCACAAGCCATGCAGAGTGAAGAAGAGGTGCCCAAAGACGCAGTGTATTTGGGCTATGACCATGTGCCTCCACTGGAGGGCTCGGAATGATTGACGGCGATATTGACCCCCGCTCTGTAGAAGCGATGGAGAAATTCAAGAAGTACAGCAAAGAAGCAGGTGAGAACATGAAGGCTTTGCAGACTCAAATGGACAAGTTCAGCAAGTCCATGGAGATGACCAAGGTAAACAGCACTGACCTCACTGCCTCGCTTAAGAACATGGAAAAGTCTCAGCCGTTCCAACAGATGATGGAGGGGCCAGCCCAACAAGGTCAACTCGCAGGTGGGGGCGGAGGAAGCCAGTCCAGCAATGTAACGGTTAATCTCAGGATTGATGTCAGTGGCGTCACAGACAAGACCGACAAACAAAAACTCGCTAAGGAAATCAGCACTATGGTGACCAAGGAGTTGCGAAGTAAAATGGGCGGCTCGCTTACGCAGAGTGGATTCAACAGGAGTGGTTGAGCGTGGATGAAGGGGAGAGGTTACCTGTCCGTCTCGTGCAAGAGAACGGCGATACCATTTCCCTTGATGCGACCAGCGTAGACATCGTGGTAGAGCGAGTACAGTCAAATTTCGCTATGCCTCTCATGGATGCTAAGCGTATGGGAATTGACCTCAACCAGTCATCTGTACAAATTGAAATACAAGGCGTGTTGGCTGACGATGACGGTCAAGAGGTGACAGCCCAAGCCACTGCCATACTTGATTTCTACCAGCCTCAACAAAT